TCATAGTGTTGAAGCTCTCTGCATCTCTCTTTGATTTCGGCTCTCATGCACTTCTTTCGGAATATTCTAAGTCCTTTCTCGAAGCTCATTCCTTTTAGATTAACACTTGGCATCTGTTCTCCTGTGAAATGAGAAACCACGCTTTCTCAAGTAGTAAACCTTTGACACGATTGCTTCTTCATTTCTTTCTAGTTTCTGTGCGAGTTCCTCAATTGGCATCACATTGTAGTGCCTTTTAAGAAAGTCGAGTTGTTCTGTAGTCCATCTTTTCATACATATATTATACTAAAAATAAGAGATGATGTCAAGAACTATTTTCACATATGTTGTAAATTATCCTTGACATGAGGTTTTAAAGTTGGTATAATAGTTCTATGATAAATAATGATATAAGCTACGCAATTCTTTTAATCATGTGCATATACGCTGCATACACTATAGGAAAACAACTTGGCATCCGAAACACGATAGACTATCTAGAAAGTGAAGGACTGCTTGAGTTTGATGACACTGAAAAATAGTTCTTGACAACAAGGTTAAAATTTGATATAATTATCTTGTAAGTGATAGGTTTCACTTGCATATTGGTGCATCTACCGAAAGGAGATGCGAGTATTTACTGAAAAGGAATTATGGAGAAAAATATGAGTATAGATTTAAGCAAATTTTGGCTTGGATTGGATATGCCCACACTGCCGTCTTATACGGATGCAGCATATCCTAGATATAACCTAATCGAAAAGGCAGGAGACTATCGTATAGAAGTTGCAGTGCCAGGGTGGAAGAAAGAAAAACTGGAGATAATCTTTGATAACAAAGAACTCCACATAAAGGGTAAAAAAGAAACAAAACTAGGAGAAGATGAAAATTTCATTCATCAAGGATTAAGTTTAAAGTCTTTTGAACGAAGATTTATTCTAAACGCCGACCTACAAGTAGAAGAAGTAAGTCTACAAGACGGATTGCTGACAATCAGACTGTTACGAACTCCAGATTCCAAGAGGAAAATCTTGGAGATTAATTGATGAAAACATTATCAAAAGTTCGTGATAGTATATGTGAGAACGGAGAGTTCTGCAACATGGTCGCTAATTATACATTAGTGGTAGCCTTTGGTGGCATCATGGTAGAGAGCCTTGCAGTTCTTACTTAAACTGTCAGAATGTATTAGGGGAGCTTCGGCTCCCCAACCTATAGGAGAAAATATGCAAATTTCAATAGAGGGATTATCCCTAATTAAAAAGTTCGAGGGTATGGAAACAGAAGCATACAAGTGCGCGGCTGGAGTATGGACTATCGGATATGGACATATCAAAGATGTCAAAGAAGGAGATGTAATTACTAAATCAGAAGCAGATGAACTGTTAGTACATGAGATAGAGGAGTACGAAAACTACGTGAACACAGCTGTAACCGTTCCACTTTCTCAATGTCAATTCGATGCAATTGTATCATGGGTGTTCAATCTAGGTAATGGAAATCTTCGCGCTTCAACCATGTTGAAAGTCATCAACTCTGGCGACCATGCTGGAGTACCTGCTCAAATCAAAAGGTGGAACAAAGCAGGTGGTAAAGTACTTGAAGGATTAATCCGAAGAAGAGAAGCAGAAGCTTTACTATATGAAGGGAAAGACTGGAGCAATGTCTAAGTTTCTAGATAAAATAGGTGAATGGTGGTTTTGGTTTAAAAACTTATTCATTACCTATTATAGTCTCAAAGTTAGTTATAATGCTACTTGGGGAGACGCAGACGACCAAGAATTTATCGTCAAGAAGTTCATTAAAAAGCAACCAAAGTTTATATCATTCATCACAGAAGAAGGAGAACTAGTAGAGATTAGTGGTGCTGATGGACTTAATTACAGGATTCAAGAATTATGAACCAATTAACAATAGGTGGATTAGTTGTACTAGGAGGTCTATGCTACTTTCTGTACAGTCAGAATGAAACCTTAAAAGAAAACAATATCAAGTTAGAAAATGCAGTACAAGCCCAGCAAGAGGCAATGGACACACTGCGAGAGTCTTATGAAAAACAAGGTAAGTCTCTTATGAGCATGTCCCGAAGAAACTCAGAAATAGAAGCTGAAAAAGCAGAGTATCTTGCAATATTTAGCAGACACAATTTAGATATGCTAGCATTAAAAAAGCCTGGTCTTATGACTAATAGGTTCAACAATGGTAGTGAAAAAGTGATGGAGGGAATGGAAGATGATACAGAAAAGTTATACGAGCTTACTGTGCCTAGCACTGACGATAAGTAGTTGTAGTTTACTTCCTACTAAGAAAGTAGAGATAGTATCAAAACCAATTGAAATCGACATCATGCAACCCGATTTACCAAGACCAGTAGAGCTTACAGCTCCTCAGTGGTGGGTAGTATCAAATGCAAGAATAACAAACCCATGTATTAAAAGATTACAGGACGATGGCAGTATGAAAAGACCAAAGTCTTGTCTAAAAGAAGATACAGAAAACCCAGAGTGGCCTGAAGGTTATACCTACCTAGACCAGTTTTTGGATGAAATGAAAGAACAAAACAATGGAGAAGTACTTTTTGTAGGAACGACCATTGGTGATTATAAAGTCATGTCAGAAGATATGCAAGAGTTAAAAAGGTACATCAATCAACTAGGAGAAGTAGTAATATACTATCGAACAGTTACAGCTCCAAGCGAGATAAAAGATGAAAAATGAAAAAACTTTTAATAAACAACAGAGAAATACTTGAATGTTTAGACACCTTAGCTACTCAAGTATTACAACACCCTACTACATTTAGATATACACCACCACCTAATGTGACTATGGCTAGACTTAAAGAAGTTATGGACGCAGATGATGGTACAATAGAAGAGTCTAATGGTGTAGATTATGCAGGTAGATGTTTTAATACAAATGAGTATCAACATTACTCTAAGGTAGACACAGGTATAAAATCTTTTAATGCAAGAAGGCCTCTTACGTTAAAGTATCATTTTTTAAAGTGGTTAAGAGATACAACAAATAATCAAGCGTGGGAACTAGATACATGGGAACTACAACCAGAGTACCATGGGTGGACACCTTGGCATAGTGGAAAAAATAAACCAATAAACTTTGTAAGATTTATTTGGAATTCAGGTTCTGGAGTAACAAATTATGTATCAGAGGGCAAACACTATAAATACAGAGATTCTAAATATACAGGACAAAAGTGTTGGAATTGTTTATCAGGAAAGTTAGACGGAAGACAGTATTTATCTGATAGAAATATTGGTAATCATAAAAGAGTAATAATACAGTTTAGCCTACCCTCAAAATACAATGCACCATTAGAAGAGTTTTTACAAATCTTAGTAGAAGGACAACTTACTTCACCTTTAGAGAAAGGATATGTACCCTATGAATCAAGAGTAAATTGGGACTAAATGTTCAAGCTCATTAGAATGTTATTTTGGAAAAAAGATTTAACTTCTTCATCTAATTGGTTTGATAAAAATCAACCAGCACAAGACAGATTCTGGGAGTTAGAAGATTGGAATGAAGAACTTGAGGAACGAATAATAAAACTAGAAAATGAACTTAACAATATCAACGATAAAATCAATAGCAAGTAGAAATGTTTGGAGTAGTGATTGGACTGCACCATTTTGTGATTCAATATTATTTTACAAAGAAAACTTCTATAACCACAGCCACCCTGAGTGGAGAATCAATAGCGAGAAAATTTTACAAGAATTAGATTTATCTCACAAAAATCCTCAATTTAAAACTCCCTTTAAAATAACCCTTATTCGTTTTACTCAAAATGGATTTCATCAAGTAATGACAAGAAAAGCAGCTTATGTATCTATAGGAGATAACATTGCATTGGGTGCTATAAAAAGACCCGCAGACTTTTTATATGGAGAACTAGATAAAGTATTTGCTACTCCTTCTTGGACTGCTGATTTCTGGAATAAAAAACAAATCTGGAGTGAAAAGATGAAAGAAGGAGATGCACACTTAGTAGGAAACCTAGGAGTAAGCTGTGTATACCCCCAAGAAAATAACATGTTCATTGAGGTAGTATATAAATGAGTAAAAAAGATTGCAAGGAAGGTACACATTATATTGAAGAGTGGAATCATGAACCAACTGAGTGGGATATGGATTACGAAGAAAGTCCTCTTTTAGAGTTTAGTTATCTTCAAAATAAGAAAGTACTAAATGACCATAGACCACATGAAGAAAGAGCAGGTGAAAGAGCAGAAGAACGCAAAATGGGAGAACAGGTAGAAGACCTTTATCAAGCTCCTACTAAGAAGTCCAATTTTGAACTATTAGTTGCAGACCAAGATGGAATATGGGAAGTAAGACCCAAAACACCTACAGTTTTAAAAACAGGTATTCCTATATTCATAGGAGCTAGTGACCAAAAGTGTGATAGAATACAAGAAAAAATATTAACATATACTTTACAGAAAAACACAAAAGAAAAATTAAATATAACCTTTTTAAGACCTAGTATGTTTCCTGGAGTATCTAGCATGGGTTGGGGTACACCTTTTACAGGATTAAGATATGTAATACCAAAACTTATGAACTTTAAAGGTAAAGCTATTTATATGGATATGGACATGATTAACCTCAGAGATATATCAGATTTTTATAATATAAATTTATATGGTAAACCTTTCGGTATGGTATGGGATTCTAAGTGTTCTGGTACAGGTTCTTTTTGTGATAGTATGATGTTAATGGATTGTAGCGAAGCGAAACACTTTTTTAACTGGGAAGAAGTATATTCTTATAACTTAGACAACGCAGGTTTTAAATGGAAGTTTTTAGATAGAATAAAAAAATATGAAGAGCCAGGCCATCCCTTAAGAAATCAAGCAGTAATTAGAATTGATTCTAGATGGAACTCTTTTGATGGAACTATAACTGATGGAGTAGCAAATAAAGAAAACCAGCTACCAATGTATGAATTAGGTCGTATATTTCATTTACACCTAACAGCACTAAGTTATCAACCTTGGCATAGTAGTTATTTGATGGCTGCTAAAGCAACTCATATGAGGTCTGATATAAGTGATTATTGGTGGCAATTAGTAGATGAGGTAAATAGTCTTGAAATTTGAAGAGCTGCTAGGCCCAGTGGGGTTAAAAACATTTAAGGAACAATACGAAGGCAAGAGACATTTTATAATCAAGTCCAAGGATAGATTTCATGATTATTTTAGTTGGAAAGAATTTGACAACTATTTAAATCAGAAAGATATAGGTTCGTGGGATAGAACAAATCAACTACAGATTGTAACAGATAAAGGACGATGGTGTAAGAAGAAAGACCCAAAACCTAAAACTAGAGAAGAAATATTTAAACTGTGGAATGAAGGGCATAGTTTTATACTTACACTAAGTGAGTTCTTAAATGAAAGATTATGGAAACAATGCCAAGAGTTCGAGAAGTATTATGGTGGAGGACAAGCAAACATATATTGTAGTAAGAGAAAAGATGCAAAAGTATTTCCAATACATGCAGACTCAACAGATAATTTTTTATTCCATGTTCGCGGAAAAATAAGATGGTTTATATATAAAGAGTTTCATAACAAAGGTATGCCTTACAGACCAGATAGTACAACCTTGTTAGAAAGTTTTGTTCTTGACGAAGGTGATTTACTTTACATTCCGAAAGGGCAATTTCATAGGGTAGAAACCCTAAGTCCAAGAATATCAATTAGTTTTCATTTCACTGAGAGAGGAAAACATCCTTACAAAAGGAATGATTGGTATGACTGGAAGCCATAGGAGAGTAACATGGCAGACGAACGATTCAGTGGCGATATGTCACGAAACGAAGTAGAGATAGACTTAAATAAGTTTATGGAACTCGTAACTGAAAACAGTAATCTTAAAGCTAAGATTACCGAGATGGAAGCAAACAAGGAGCCAGACAATCCATGGCAGCGTTGGATATTTTTATCAAATATGATTGACGCATGGAGAATCTTTCCGAGAGCGTTTCTTTCAGTATACATATTCTTATTATACTACGCAACAATGTGGTTCATGGATTTACCAGACCCAACACTTGAACAATCAGGATTAATCTCTGTGATTGTAGGTGCAGGAGCTGCTTGGTTTGGTCTTTATGCTGGTACAGCAAAGGATAAAATCAACGGAAATTAATGGACTCAATGTGGAAACACTTCTGTCAGTGGGCTAAGGACGTGGTCTACGTTCCTATTGGCATGAAGTGTCCATATTGTAAGAAATCAGAAAATAATACTTGACATATGGTTATAATTTTAGTATAATATACATATGAAAAATACAGAATACAACAAACAAAAAACAGTCAATATGTGGAACTCAGAAACAAAAGAGTTTGACATATTCCATTACGGAGAGTGCGAACATTGTGGAGCAACAGTACAGTCAGAGAATGGCGAGTGCCCACATTATAAGTGCTGGATAGCGTAATGAATTTATTTTATTTAGACGAAGACCTAGACAAATGTGCAGAATACCATGTCGACAAGCATATCGTGAAAATGCCTCTCGAGGCAGCGCAACTTTTGTGTACTGCGATATGGATTGATGCCAAACTAGGTTTTGTACCCCGTGCGCTTGACAAGGACGAACGTGAGGTACTAAATAGTGAGAAAGCCAAGATTAAGCACCTACCGCTTGACCAGCGACCACTCACGCCCTACTTGCCGATGATGTATAATCATCCATGCACAATATGGGTTAGGTCGAGCTTGGATAACTTTGAGTGGACTCATTGTTATGCTAACGCATTGAACGATGAGTACCACTATCGTTATGGTAAACAACACAAATCCATAGTGGAAGTAGTAAACAAA